AAGTCAAGCGGGGCACTGTCCTGCGAATACGGGTGAAAACTGCGAGGAAAGTGCTTCACATCACCATAAGGCGTTTTTATAGTGTCAATCTTTCCCTCAAGACCAAAGTTAGAAAGATTAGCAACATCAAAGCCGTGACGGACCATACGGTCAATCAGATACTTGACTTGTTGCCCGTAACCCGTGGGCGCGTCATAAGAATTAGACCAAACACCAATAGCGCCGTTTAATTGTTCCCTGTGAGCAGGGTTCCCCTTTTTTCCCATGCACAGAATCTTAGCAAACAGAAGGGCCGGGGCAACCCACCACCCCGGCCCTTCAGCGTGTTGTCAAATACTAGGCAGCGTTTCCGATGAAGTGCTTGACGTGACCTGCGTGAGTAAGGTCGCCATCCACGCGCATCAAGAACCGGTAGAAAGTCTGGTCCTTGTTGAACGCGTAGTCGGTGCTGGATGCAACCTGAAGCCCACCAGCCATACGAACCTTGTACGAAGGAAGGTGTCCGAAGATCACGCTCTTCGCAGAAAGAGCCGTAGCGGCCATTGCGGGGTTTTCGAAGATGGGGAAACCAGCAAACGAGTCTGGCTGTCCGACACCAACCTGGTAAAGGTACTGACCCGAATTGTCCTTGAGCTTCCGCATTGCACCAAGTGAAGAGGTGGTAGCCATGAAGCCCACACCCGGCAGACGACGCGCAGCGCCATCCAGCGAGTAAATAAGGTCAATCAGGTTGTCAGCGGTGAACGCGCCAGAAACAGCGGTTCCACCAGTGATACCAGAACCAGAAGCAGTGACAATACCGCGAGGCTTGTCGCTTCCATCTCCGGTGGTCAGAACGCCGTTGACGGTGAAGCCAATAGCGTTACCGGCCTGCTCAGCAAGGAGGCTTTCCAAATTAAATCCGGCATCCGCGATCAGTTCATTACTGACACCGATGAGGAAACTATATTTGTAAGCGCCCAGCGTGATGCTAGAGAAGGTGGGGTCGGACTCACTGATAGCCGAACCCTCAGTCGTCAGCGCAGCAGTGCTGTAGGCGGTCATAATCGGAACAGTGATGTTTTCACCCGAAGTGGTGTTGAAAATCTCGGAGGTGTCCAGCATGGGACCAACGAGACGTGCAACCTGGAACACCTGATCGTAGAACGAAACAGGTACGGTGTTGGAGGAAGTTACGAGTGCACGCTGTTCGAACGTGTGTTCACGGATTTCACCGCGACCAATCGCACGAAGAACGTCAACATCGGTACGAGCTTCCGAAGAGGGAACAAACCCGCGGGCAGCCTCGGCTGCTTCAGCTTTGCGCTCTTCCTGACGCCTGAAAACTGCGATAGCCTCTTCCGCAGCGCGGATGTCAGTTTCAAGGGCGTCGATTTTGCTTTTTGCGTCTGCGTCAAGACCGCCGCGCTGCTCAGCAACATCCAGAGTAGTCTGAATGTCCTTAATGAGAGATGCGCGAAGTTCTGACTGAGACTTAAGGTACTCAGACATGATTCTCCTATTGATGTGATTACAATTACAGTCGCGCTAACGCAGACCCATACCCGGTGGTGCTAACACTCAACCGTTGTTTTAATTTTACCCCAGTGTTGACACCAGAGTAACAAAAGACCCTCCCAGGAAAGGGGATGGGAGGGGAAACCCGCTATCGCTTCTCTGCGACACCAAGAACGCGGGTTTCTTTGACCGGTTCCACAACCTCACGCTCAACTTCAGGCGCTTCAGCAGGAGCATCTATTTTCACGATCGCCTCGGCCCACACATCAGCGTATTCTTTTACAATACCTGACTCCGGGTTGCCTGCCATATCGAGAATAACCTTTTTGATTTCATCCTTAGTTGCCATAATCAAATCCCCTTCAATAGTTGTTCAAGCTTCTTTTTCTTCAGTTCCAACATGGCCGAATCAAGCTCTTCGCTTTCAACGGTCTCAGTAGGCTCATCAGACTTTGGGCCAAGCTCATTAATAACTTTCATCAAAATGTCGCTTTGCTCTTCAGTCAAGTCACTATCAGATTCGATAGCAACAATCGCATCAGCGAGTGCGTCAGCGTCAACCGAAGCGCGATGCGCAACTTTACCAAGTGCACGCACAGCAGTCGAACCCGCGGTCTGCGAGTAAGCCGGAAACGAAACAACTGATGTTTCGATAAGCCTAACCGAACGCAGAACACGCTCATTATCGGAAATCCACTCGTCGCCACCCTTGGGTACGGAGAAACCGAAACTCATAGAATCAACGTCGCCACGTTTAATCAAATAAGCAGCGTCACGGCCGGCCTGAGTGTCAGGCAAATCAGCGCTAACACGCAAACCATAATTGTCTTCCTCAAGACGCAACGTTCCCGCACGACGAGAACCAAGAACAATGCCCGTGTCGTGATTCCACAACAACTTGACATCATTGCGAGAATCCAAAGATCGCTTGAAAGCCCCAGGAGCGATACGCTCAATGAAGGGCAGTGGTTCGCTTGGCGCGTTAAACACTGCGGCATAACCAGTGAAAGTCATACCGCCACCATCAAGTTCTCGCACCTCAAACCGGGCGTTATTAGTTCTGGTTTCTATCTTTGCCATGTCTTTAGCCTCCACGCTCACGCGTTGACGATTTTCTTCTTCTAGTCTACCTACAACACCTTCGGCGTACTCTAGCGCCCTGCGGGCGGCACGCTTAGATGGTCCTGAACCCCACAGCAAGTGCGCAACAACACCGGCAGAAGGGTAATCCTTGTTGTTCGGGTTGGCGGCGGGTGCGTCAAGATCAACAAGGTGCCTTGCAATCCACGCTGCGAGACGAACCCACTTATCGGCGGTCACATTGCCCTCGGCCATTGCCCTAGCTTCACGAACCGTGCGGTCAACAAGACCGTCGCCAGCCAAACCCTCTTCGTAATACTTTAAACCTTGACGCGCGGCGGCTCGCATGTAAGCGGGAGCCTCTAGGTTGACTTGCCGGTTTTCTCCAAGCAAATCATCCTCGTCGTCATTGTCATCGTCCTCATCTGGCGAATCATCCAGTAAATCTTCTTCATAATCGAACTCAGACATTTCATCTTCAACAAGAGCGCTAATACCACTGAGTTGTGAAAACAACAGGCCCAGGAATGTAGAAGCTTCAACCCATACCCCATCAACCTGCTCATACATTTGGACCAAAGCGGCAGGATCAAAGAAAGTACCAGCAATCTGCACACCCGAACCAGGAATATCAATAGTTCCCGAGGTCACAACTTCGCGGATGCGACCCTGATAAGTTTCGCCGTGGTCTTTCCAAGAAACAAAGTTACCGGGCTTTAAAGTGCCAGGCATGGCACGTTCACCCTCAAACGTTGAGTCCTCAGCTTGCGCAATAGCAAGACCCTGATCGATTGCGTCTTGTTTCGTGGCGTGACAACCCATAACCTCGCCGTCCTCCTTAATCGTTGCCCAACCAGAGCAACCCTCAGCAGAATCAGAAATGTAGTAAGGCATTAGTCCTGAATCACCGCCAAAACCCCCAACTTCAACCCCGAAGGGTCAGAAAGAGCATAGAGATCATCGCCGGGGCCAAGAGTAATAGTGATGCTCTCGCCCGGATCAATGTGGATACTGTTGTTTACTGTAATTCCGGGGCCACCAAGATGAATATAGTGGTTTGAGCTTTTAGTGGCATTGTGCAAATGCACTTCCTGGCCCATCGTCCTCGGTGGAACAACCAGGGTTGCCGCTGTGCCCAACGTAACCAAATTGCTATACAAAGGCATTATTCGACCACATACTCCGAGTTAGGGTCAGTCGGGTCAATCTGCGCAGTCGGTTGCAACTGAACCGAAGGCAGACCAGTGTGTTCAATCGCGGGCAGACCCAAAGCAGCCAAAGTTGCGGCAGGATCGAAACCAACCTGAATGAGACGTTGAGCCATGTCAACCTTCTCAGTTTCTTCCTTCAAGTTAGCCGCAGCCACGTTCACGTTAGCCAAAGGCACCCTAACCGTGTTAGCCGACGGGTCATCAATGTCTTGCAAGTCCTCAAGACGGCGAACGTCGTTGATTGTCAAGAAGCCAGACAGCAAACCGGTGCTGTAAGCGCTCATACGCGAGTTGATGTCAGCGCGAAGCAAACCATCAAGGTTGAACTTGATAAAAGCTGTTTCCCCACCTGCGGAACGTTCCATAAGTGGAGAAAACGCTGATTCTAGCTTTTGCACAATGGGTCGCAAACAGTGGATAACCCAAGCAAGGTTGTTCTGTTCGACCGAA